AATACTTTTCCTATGTAAGTGTTTAATTGTGGTTCAGATGTTTTCTTTCCACCTGCTTTTAAACTAACCCCTAAAATTTTATTATCATTGTAAGTAATAAACATATCACCTGGGTGTTTACTTGGCACACCTGCAGGCTTTGATCTGTATCCCCAAAACAAACTTTTTATCTTTTTATTTTTATCTTCTTGTTTAATATATTTAAGAACACCGATTGCGTTTGCCATTTTATCATTAAACTTAGTTGATGTATCTGCCTTGTTAATTGTTTCCTCTGCGGCTTTTATATCTTTTGCACCAACACACTTTAGTTTTGAAACATCAATACCAAGTAAAAACTGATGAAATGATACGATATCTTTTGGATTAAATTTCTTTTCGAATGCGATTAATGGAAATAATTCTGTAATACTTGAATTTAAAGTAGTTTCACCCATACCACCAGAGAGTGGTTTTACAAAAATTCTAAAACTTCTATTTTGATATATGCCATCAATTGGATCAACTGATGATGAACTTGTTCCTAAAGATGACTTGATACCTGCTTGATTAAGATTTCTTAGTATCTCATCTCTATCGGTTTCTCTATCTGATGAACGAACAATATAAACATCTCTTTTGGATGTTGATTGTTTCTCAGACTTTTCATAACTCAAACCTCTCATGATGTCTTTTGGAATATCTTCTTCAAAAAGATTTTCCTCAACAATGATTAGTTTGGGTTTATAAGAATTTTTTCTAGGTCTTACTTGTTGTACAAATCTACTAATAGACATCGCTCCCCCATTTAATACTCATATATTTATGTTTTGTACATCCTCATATGTGGAGGTATTCGATCTTTACCGAATGTTGGTTTTTTGTTTTGATTCATGCACCAATCTAGTGCATCGTCTTCAAATTCAAAGTTCCATACCACCTCATTTGATTTAATATCTATACAATTATAAGGATAATTAAGATTGGAATCATCCATATCTACGTAATATCTAGACTTTAATTTCTTGGAATTTCGCATACCTCTCTCCACTATTCGATTTATCAAGTGCAGGTATCTCATCTTCTTGACCACTATCAACTAAATCAGTCTGAGCATTTAGTTCTACATCATATAGTTTCATTTTTGATCTGTCTATGCCTAATACAAATCTTTTGTTTACAGTAGGATCATTATATCTATTTTTTAATTGTTTAACAGTAATTTGTTGTAATTCTTCCATTTCTTCAGTTGAGATCAACGCAAACATAAAGTCTGCTGTTGCAGGTAATCCAAATGATTCTGATGTATCCTCAAGTCCTATATCAGTTGATACATATCCACCCCTTGTAGTCTGTGTAGCGGACACTATAGGCACGTTATTTTCAACTGCTAGACCTCTTAATTCCTCTGCGATAGATTTGATTAGTGTATAGGAATTAATGTTTGAGCCCCCCTTAAATCGACTTGAAGCGCATATATTTAAGTAATCTATGAAGATTATTTCTGGTTTGAAACTCTTTTTTATGGATAATTCTTGTAGTAGTGAACGAAAATGATTAGTATGTGCTGATGCTGTGGGATATTCTTTAATGATAAGTTTACCTTTTACTTTCTGCATAATCTTCTCAATCTTATCATCATACATTGGTTTTGGTAAATCTTGAAGTGACTCCATACTCACATTCATAAGATTTGCATCTATTCTCTCTGCGATTCTTTCCTCTGCCATTTCTAAAGTTATATAAAGAACATTTCGTCCTTGATTAATACAGTTTGCGGCCATGTGACACATGAACAAAGACTTTCCTACACCCGTGCCTGCAAGTGCGATATTTAAAGTTTTTTGTGGAAGTCCACCTTTTGTAATTTTATTAAAGTATTCTAAATCAAAAGGTATACGTTCTTCTTTACGGTGTAAATAATCAAATCTATCTGAAGCGTCTTCAATATAATCATGACCAACTCTATTATCAAAAGATACTGATAGTGCGTCTGTTAAAAGACTTGGAAGTGCGTCTGGTTTACGTGAGGAATCTCTACCTTCAATAATAGAGATTCCGTCCACGACGGCATTATAGATTGCCCTATCTTTACAGAATTTTTCGGTAGTATCAGTTAACCACTCGCTATCAACTGAGTCCTCTGTAAAGTTGCTAATAATATTTGTTATATCTTTATATTGTTGTTCCGATAAATCTTTTCGATTATCAAGTTCAACTTCTAGAGATGTTTTTGTAGGAAGTTTTGAATACTTTAATGCAAACGAATTTATCTCATTAAAGACAACTCTTTGATTTCTATCTTGAAAGTATTCTTCTTTTAAAAATGGTAAAACTTTTCTAGCATAATTTTCATTTGCTATTAGGTTCTCTAGTATTGTTAGTGTTATATTTTTCATCAAGTATGTCCATTAGTATATCGCCTATTAGTTCAAAAAACTTATCGTTGAATTTTTCTCTAGGTATTGCGTTGTTTTCTATAATATCATATTCAAATTGCATTGTCAATTTGTCATCTTTTTCAATTGGTGTGACTTTACCATACTTATAAATTACTCCAGCATAATCACCCTTGTTTATTCCTATACAAGTTTGATCTGGGTGTGATGCAGATTCTATGTAACTGAATTTTTTTTCAGTCAAGTAACTAATCCACTTACAACTTCAGTATATGCTTTATTTATATTTTGATTTGAAGGTGTGACTAATATTACACCACCATCTCTAAAAATTATTGTCTTAGGATTCTCTTCACCAGTCATGCATACACCTCTTGCAAATCCCATTTTGCCCTCTTCGGTACTTACCATCATTTTTGGATTATTTAAATAAACACCAGTGTCATCATTTTTTTCTAATCTTCCAACGAACTCACCATGTGGTGTTAAAACTGTAACTAAATCACCTTGTTTCATTTCACTCATTACTGTCTCCATATGAATATTCTTTCATTGCCGCCTCTTCTAATTTTGTCATTACTTCATCTGTAAAATATTCTTGTGGATTATCATTTATAGACTTTCCAAATACTTTACGACCATCAGGTAGTTCAAACTTAGTAGAAACTTTTTTAAATATATTATATTTTTCTGCGAGTGCAAGTAAACCATAATATTTGTCAAGACCTTTATTGTAAGTTAATCTCACTTCACAAGTAGAATTCTCTTTAGTCAATCTTGACTTTTGATTTTTTGCTTTGATTATATTACCTACAACTTCCGTTCCGTCTTTTTCTTTTTTCTTACTTAAATAGACGATACTACTTGCGGCATATTTAAGTCCACTTCCACCACCCATTTCTTTCATTGGAACATATGATCCAACGACATCATAAGTATGATTAGTAACAACCATAGGAACTTTTGCTTTTCCTAACTTCAATGTTAGTATTCTAAATGCAGCCTTGAGAACTTGAGCTCTTGTCATATCTCTTGTTTCTTTTCCTTCGGCAGTATCTTCAACTTCTTTTGTTGTTGATAACATCCCTAAAGAATCAAGACACATAAACATTGGTCTTTTTACATCAACATCTTGTTGCATGTATCTATCAAGAACTTTAATTGCTTGAGTTCTAAACTCTTGTACAGTTGACACAGGCAAGACTACCATTCTTGATGCGTCTATTCCTCTATCAATAATCATCTTTTTAGTAACTGCTGATTCTGATTCAAAGTAAACAACTCCACCATCTGGGTTTGCATCTAGAAAATGTTTACACATTCCCATAAGAAAAAATGTTTTACCAGTGGCAGATTCACCTGCTAGTGCTGTAATTTTATTTTGTGGAAGTCCACCATAAAGTGAACCACTTAACATACCATTTAAAATATATGAACCTGTGTCAATAAAATTATCAACATCACCAGATTCAAGTCCGTCTTCAACTAAGTTTGCATATTCATTACCAGTTGTTTTTATGATTTCTTTTAAGAAATCATTCGCTTCAGTTCCCATAATTACTCCTATCTATTTAATATTTGTGGTCTATAGATTGTATAGTTTTCTATTAAGTCTGATGGTATACATTGAAGTTTAAGACCTGGTAAGTCTCTCAACTCATTGTATATTTCATTTTTTGCTATTTCACAATTTTGTTGATCAACGTACAAAAATTTAGATGCTATATTGTGGCACTTCTCAGCACCAGGCAAACCCAAACATAGAAAACCAATTAAAAATACTACTGTATTCATTTGACTGCTATTGCTCCTAAAAAATTATGATTACGCCAAAACACTTGAATATTTTTAAAACCTGCCGTTGTCAAGAAATCGTTTATTTCTGGCCAAGTGTTTGGTTTCAACATGTGTCGTAATGTTTTTTCTTTATCTAAAATGTCACTATCCTCGAAATATTTTCTTTTATAATCGTAATACATAAAAGTTATCATATCTTGAATATGTGCATTTTGTGAATAGACTTTTTCTGCAAAGACAAATGCGCCACCAGGTATTAAACTATCGTAGATGTTTTTTATTAATCGTTCTCTGTCGTGTTTTGGCATGAATTGTAAAGTAAATATAGATGTAATAAATGAATAATTTCTATATTTTAAATTCATTTCTCTAACATCTTTATCATGAAAGACAGTAAAAGATCTTAAAGAGTCTTCTTCTTTATCAATTAAAGACCAGAGTTCCTCTTGTCTTTTGTAAAGGTCTTCTTGAAAACCTTTTGCATATTCAACGCCTTCGTATGAGACACGATTTTTATGTTTGTAATTTTCTAATAATATTCTTTTTGTTAACTTACCTGTTGAACAACCAATGTCTAACACTGTTGATTTGTCCTCAACAAAATACTTAGAAAATGATACAACATCATCTAATAAATCTTTATAACCTCTGATTGATTTGTCAATATGATTGTCAAATCCCTCTTCTCTGTGTGCAAATGTAAAATCATTCATTATTATATATTCCTTAAAACTTTTTCATACATGGAACTAGCAAGTGCTTTCATCATTATTGATGGCACCATTCTTCCACATCTCTCTGATTTCTGAGCCCACTTACCTGTCAACTTAAAATCATCTGGTAATGATGTGACTCTTTTTAATTCACCTAAAGTAAACTTTCTATCTTCTTCCCAATGACAAACTCCAGCAGTCTTTTCAGTTGCACCCATAGCAGTGATTGTAGGTGAAGGTTGAAACTGTGATGCAATCTTTAAATTAAAATGCCAACCTTTTGGATGATAGTCTGTGCCTGTGATAACTTTCTCTGGGTTACGTGGCATAAGAACACAAGTTTGTTTATAGTATGCTGTGTCTTTCCACATTCTTGTTAACATCTCAACTTCTTCTTTATCATATTCTAAACCATCAAACGCACCTTGTAAAGTAGTTATTGTTTTATTTTCTTGTGGAAATATAGATGATAATGTCATAAAATTTAAACCTACTTGATCCATAATATCATCTCTAACTGCCATAAAGAAAACTCTTCGTCTTCTTTGTGGAACTCCAAACTGTGAACAGTCATGTACTTTTGCAACTACTTGATATCCAATATCTTCAAATGTATTTTGTATTTTATTGAAATATTGTTTTGCCTCTCCAACTGTAAGACCTTCAACATTTTCTGCAATGATAGTCTTTGGTCTAATCTTATCTGCAACTCTTAAAAACTCAAAGAACAAATCTTCAATGTTTGTGACTATCTTTCCGTCTGAATAAGATTTTGTTTTACCAAATCCGTCACTGTGAACTGTTCCTTCTCTTGCCAATGTTCCACACATACTAAACGCTGAACATGGAGGTGATCCGTCTAATAATTCAAGC